GCTGACGCCATAGCGTACACGTATCAGCAAGAAGGTCATTCTTTCTATGTACTAACCTTCCCAACTGCCGGTACGACATGGGTATATGACGTGGCTACGCAGATGTGGCATGAACGTGCTGGGTTTACCCAAGGTCAATTTACAAGACATCGTTCAAACTGTCAGATGACTTTTAATAATCTGACCATTGTAGGCGACTACCAAAACGGCAATTTGTACGCCTTAGACTTGGATGTTTACGATGATAGCGTTGCCGAGCAGAAATGGCTACGGTCATGGAGAGCGCTACCCCAAGATGCCAACAATTTAAAACGTACTGTCCAACATACCTTGCAGTTAGATATTGAGTCTGGCGTAGGTCTTAACGCTTTCGATGCCAATTTAACTGCTGAATACATCACTACCGAAGATGGCAAACGACTGTTGGCTTCTAGTGATTTGCTAGTTACTAACATCCACCCGCCTAGTGCTGGGTTTAATCCTCAAGTTGTATTGCGTTTCTCGGATGATGGCGGGCATACGTGGTCTAACGAACATTGGTCAAGTATGGGTAAATTAGGGCTATACGGCACCCGCGTGTTCTTTAGACGTTTAGGCATGACGCTCAAGTTACGCGACCGTGTCTATGAGGTATCAGGTACAGATCCAGTCAAGATAGCGATTATGGCTGCCGAGTTGCAACTAACTGGAACTAGAATGTAATGAACATCACACAAATCCCATCCAATAAGGTTGAAGTGTTGCAAGGCGACACAGGGTTGATGTCAACCTATTGGTATCGGTTTTTCAATAACTTGTACACAATTACGAATAATGGTGTGTCTGGCACATTCACATCGGCGGATGGTAAGGTGATTACCGTCACCAACGGCATCATTACGGAGATTAAGTAACCATGCAAGTGACCATGACATTCGGCAAAGGGTTGTTACCTAATGTACCGTTACGTCAAAGGGTAGAAAACTTGCAACGTGAGATTTCTAAGCTGCCACAATATGAGCCTAAGACTACCCATACGTTTCATGCAGGGATGTATTGTCGTGAAGTATGGCGTCCAGCAGGTGTTTTAGTAGTCGGTAAAGTGCATAAAAAAGAACATTTCTATTTAATCGTATCAGGTACAGTAGCAATTACTACAGATGATGGGGTACAATTAGTTACTGGCCCACACTTGCTGTGTAGTACGCCTGGTACAAAACGTGCTGTGTATGCAGAAACAGACGCTTTATGTATGACTTTTCATGTTGTAGATGCTAAAACAATTGAAGATGCAGAAGCTGAATTAGTTGAAACAGACGAGAACAGTATGTTTACAATCGGCAACACTATTAAAGATAAACAAGTAGAGGTAACACTATGACTTTTTGGGTAGCAGGAGCCACATTAGGTAGCGCCGTAATTGGTGGAATAGCGTCTAATTCTGCCGCTAGTAAACAAGCACAAGCGGCGCGTGAAGCTACGGCGGCGCAACAACAAGCCCTTAATCAACAGATTGAATTAAACAAACCTTTCTACGACACAGGTGTAAACGCCTTAAATAAGTTATCTACGCAAGCCCCCTACACAGTAGACGCGTTTAATTATCAAGCTGACCCAGGTTATGCGTTTCGATTTAATGAAGGCATGAAAGGTTTGAACGCTAATGCCGCCGCTAGAGGTGGCTTAATCTCTGGCAACGCCTTACGTGCTGCGACCAACTATGGTCAAGAAGCAGGATCACAAGAATATGGCAACGCTTACAATCGTTACTTGCAAAACAACGCACAGAAATTACAGGCTTACAATACAAATACTGGTTTGCAACAAAACCTTGCAAGTATGGGTCAAGCATCTGCGAATAACCAAGCAGGCGCAGCAGGCGCGTTTGGTAACTCAGCAGCAGGTAATATTATAGGCGCAGGTAACGCAAGTGCAGCAGGTATGGTAGGTGGTGCTAACGCAGTAACAAGCGGGTTAGGAACTTACCTAAACTACAATCAGAATCAGAATATGATTAACGCGCTTAACAACCGGTCTTCATACGCTAATTTATCAAATCAATACGGCGCAGGTAATGTATATGGTGGGGGGAATATGAACCCAGTCTATACTCCCCCTTCAGTAGCCGAATACGCGCTTAATAATACATATTAAGGATTAATTATGGCTACTATTGATTCCAACATCGCATTAGGGGTTAAACCCATTCAAGTTGAAAATCCAATGAATCAGTATGCGGCGTTGTCGCAGATTCAAAACGCACAAAATCAAAACATGGCGGCGCAGAACCAAAACGCATTGGCGCAGTATCAATTGTCTGCGGCTAAACGTGGGGATGAAAAAGTAAATTTTCTTAATCGCGCTTTTGCAGAAAATACTGACCCAACGACAGGTAAAGTTAACTATGCGGGAGTGCATAGTATGGTTGCAAAAGGTGGGTTTGGATCTGAACTTCCTGCGTTAGTAAAAACACAACAAGCCGAACAAAAAGAAGCTGGGGCAATTGAAAAGCAAAATATTGAAGTAGAAGGGCTTAAATTTGAACAAAAAATAAAAAAAATGAACAAAGCCATTACGGATATTATTAATTTAAATACCCCGCAAGAAGCAATTGCGGGGGTTGAAAGACATTTAGCTAATGGTGACATTGATCAAGTAAAAGCAGACCAACTTAAACAATCTATTGCGCGAGAACCTGATTTTAGAAAATGGCAAAAAAATACCGCAATGAATATTTTAGATGTAAAAGATAGATTTGAAGTTGATCATAAAAATAGAATAGCGGCAACTGGCGAAAAGAACGCTACTACTAGCGCTGGGCAATTAGTATTAGCGCGAGATAAATATAACTTTGAAACTAACCCAGAAGCACAAGCTAACATGGCTAAAGTTAAAAAAGGTGGTGAATTAGCGGCTACTGAAGAAGTATCAAGAGTTAAAGATATTCAAGGCGCTAGAAAAGTTCTTGAAACTATTGGTTTTAATCCTATAAGTGGTGAAGATAAAGTTAGAAACTTAATTAAAAAATCTACCGGTAGTTACGGCGGCGCTTCAGTTGACTTTTTAGGTAGGATAATTGGCGAATCTACAGAAGGTGCAGATGCTATTGGTCAATTAAAAACTTTTGAAACTAAAGTAGCAACTGATTTACTTGGTGGTAAATTAGGCGCGGGTATTTCCAATGATGATCGTAAATTTATTATGGCGGGGTTAGGTGAAATTTCAGATAATACTTTACCTAGAGATACACGCGAACTAGCCTGGAGTCAAGTTGTTGATCGTATGCGTAAAGTTGGGTTGATGGATTTACCTTCAGACGCAAAACCAACACCAACACCAACAAATCCAAAACCAAATAAATCTGGTGGTATTGCCCCACCGTCTGGTTACGTAGTAGATAAAACACCATAATAAGGGTTACTATGCCAATTCAAACAGCTACTAACCCTAAAACTGGCGAACGTGTTGCCTTAATAGGTGATTCTTGGCAACCTGTTTTACAATCTGCAACTAATAAAGACACAGGCGCTAAAGCCTATTTAGTTGGGGATAAATGGTTGTCTGACACACCAACAACTGAAGCTCCACCTAAACGTCAAAACGTAGGCGCTGAAAAAGGTAATATGTTTACGCAAGGCGTTGAGGATATGCAGTACGATCCAATGTCCGGCCTGCCGCTAAATACCGCTGGGTATGATTCAGCGCCAACAGGTGCTACAGGGGTTGCGGCTAAAGCATTAACAACAATGGCAGGCGTACCTATTAACTACGCAATGGGCGCGGCATCAATACCTTTAAACGTAGCCAATTTAGCTAGTAAAGTAACAGGTGTTGGTCAACCCGCAACAACAATGTCTAGCATGATAACTGGTCAAAAACCACTATCTATGACTGAACAAGCGTTACAAGCTAAAAATCAGATTGTGCAAGGTGTTAATCAACAAAGTTATGCGCCAGTAACTAAAACGGCTGCGTTTGCTGGCGAGGTATTTAACCCAGTAACGCTAGCGGTACCCGGCGCGTTAGGCAGCGCGGTAACTAAAATTAGTTCTGTAAATCCTGCATTGGCTAAGTTTGCTGCGCCAATTGCTGAATCATTAGCGTCAAGTGGCTTTAAAACAGGAATTGTACCAACTAACGCGTTACAAAAAATATTAAATTTAAGTGTGCAAGGTGCAGGCGGTGCCGGTACAAGCGTAGTTACAAATATGTTAATTAGTCCTGAGCAATCTAATACTACAGCAGGCGCTATAGGTGCTGCCGTGCCTATTGCAGTTCCACCGGTTGCAAAAGGTATTGCTATTGCCGCAGGTAAAGTTTGGGATTTAGCTACTAATCAAGCTGCTAAAGTTGAAGCAGGTAAAATTGCTCGTAAAATGGCTGGTGATACAATTAATGAGATTCGTGCAGCCAATGGCATAGCACCAATGGATATAGACGCGGCACAAGCAGCGTATGGTATTCAAAATGACGTATGGCAAGCGTTTCTTGATGTTGTTAAAGGTAAAGATACTAAAGCAGTATTTAGTGGGCTAAAAACCAAACAAGCGCAAGATCAATTTAATATGTTAGCAAATATGGCTAGAGGTGCTACCGAAGCAGAAGCAAAAACTAGCCGTGAAGTAGCAAATAAAACATTAAATAATTTAACTACACGTGGTCGTGAAGAAAATATGTTAAACGCTAATCTTGGTAAGGAAGTTATGGTTCCTTTACAACAAGAAGCCGATTTAGCTAGACAAGCCGCAGCTGCTAATGTAGAAAAAGTGCGCCGGTTAAGTAACCCACAAGTAACAATAGAACCCCTTAATATTACACCTAAGCTAATAGATAACGCAGGTGTTAACGCACCGGGCGTGCAAGCAAGAGCAATTAACCCTGTGCCAACTAATTTGGCTACTGACGCTAATTTAACTAATTTAGCTAATAGAGCAGATGAAGTAGCTAATAAAGCCGCCGCAGAATCATTAACGCAAGGCGAAATTGCAAGAAATGCTGAAGCTAAATTAGCTGATTTAACTGCTAAAGGAATACAACCTTTAGATGTTAGTGTTATTACTAAAAAATTAAGTGAGTTTGCAAATCAAGTAGGCACAAGGGCAGACCCAATACAAGTAAGTGTATTAAATAATCTTAACCAACATATTAAAAATGTGGCTAAGACTGGTGGTGGAATTATGGATGTTAACGATTTATACCAAATTCGTAAAACTGGTCTTAACGACGCTATTGAAAAAGAATTAAGATCTAATGGGCTTGATCCTAGTACGCAAAGTAAACGCATAGCAGATATGCTAACGCAAATTCGCCCTCTAATTGATGATGCTATTGAAAAAGCTGGAGGTAAAACATGGCGTGATTATTTAGCTACCCATTCAGCCGGATTAAAGCAAATTGAACAAATGGAAATGGCGGATAAGTTAAGAAACTTATACACGACAGATAAGAATACTTTTGTTAAATTGGTTGAAGGTAATGACACAAAAGCAGTTCAAGACATATTTGGACCAGGCAATTACGATATTGCGATGCAAATGTCTGAAAAAATAAAACCTTTACTAAAAATTAAAGATGAAATTGTACGCGATGCAAAAATTAAAGAACAGATTAATACTGCTCGCCGTGCATTAGGTTTTAAAGAAAATAGTTGGGCAGAAAAAATTCCTGGTTTCGTAGGGTTAGAAACTGCCGTTGCTAAAAAATTAATCCAAACTATTGAAGGTAAAATTAACGACAAAGCAATGCAAGTGTTAATTAAAGGTGCGGAATCAGGTAAAAGTATGAATGAAATATTAAATACTTTACCTGCATCCGAAAGGACTAAATTTTTAAACGTGTTAAATGATAGTAAAGAATGGTCGCCTTTAGTCGGTACTGCCATAAATCGTGCAACAAACAGAAACAAATTAGCACCAGAACAAATTAATCAAAATGCCCTTGCGAGATAACATGGAAAATCAGTCATTATTTAATATTGTAGTTGTTGCAGTTCTTGCTTGTGTCGGATGGTTTGCGCGTCAGTTATGGGATGCGATTCAAAGTCTTAAAAATGACCTCAAAGAGATTGAAGTGGATTTACCTACGCAATACGTGCGCAAGGTGGACATTGAATCAAGGTTTGATAAACTAGAATCCATCTTAGAAAAGATTTTTGACCGATTAGACAGAAAGGCTGACAAATGAGTTTAGACCCTATTAGCGCAGCACTTGACCTTGGCAACACGCTCATCACACGTATTTTCCCCGACCCAGCACAAGCATCCCAAGCAAAACTCGAACTTCTAAAGTTACAACAGTCTGGCGAACTTGCTTCTATGACCGCGCAGACTGACATCAATAAAGCAGAAGCGACCAACTCCTCCCTATTCGTGTCAGGCTGGCGCCCAGCAGTCGGTTGGGTATGCGCCTTAGCCTTAGCCTATCAATATCTTTTAAGACCGTTAGCTGGCACGATTGCTAGTATTGCAGGTGTTACTATTCCACCATTACCAGGCTTGGATGATAATCTTTGGCAACTGCTCATGGGAATGCTCGGCATGGGTGGTCTAAGAACATTTGAGAAACTTCAAGGGGTAGCCGCTAAATGATATCCAAAGAAAATGTCGGTGGTTTTGTAACTGTATGCGTAACAATTACGCTTTGCATTGTAATTATCGGCATGGTCGGTGCTTTATTACTAGGATTATTTGATAGAAGTATTGATAACTCCAAAATATTTGAAGCAATCACCCCTGCGTTCCAAACGATTATTGGGGGATTCATTGGTTTAATTACCGGAATTAAGATAGGACATGACGATGCCAAACTTGACTGAACACTTCACGCTAGAAGAACTTACGCATACCGACCACCGCCAGTTTGACAATACCCCAAACGACGCAGAACTTGCTAATCTACAACGATTAGCCGAATTTCTTGAAAAAGTAAAAATGGTACTGCGTGGCAAACCCATTATGATTAACTCAGCGTTCCGGTCTAAGCAAGTGAATGACGCGGTTGGTAGTAAAGACTCAAGTCAGCATCGTGTAGGCTGTGCGGCTGACATCCGTGTGCCTGGTATGAAGCCGAATGAGGTAGTGCAAGCGCTCATGGCGTCTGGGTTAGAGTATGATCAGATTATTAGGGAATTTGACAGTTGGACCCATATCTCCATCCCTAACGACCCCAACGGTAAGCCACGCAAGCAAGCGTTAATCATCGACCGAGCTGGGACTAGGGTCTACGCGTAATTCGCTTGGTGCTTTCCAACCTATTCTTTTAAAAGTTTCAAGAATGTTAGTGCGGCTTGCTCTGACATACGCCCAAGCGGGGTTTTTCCATCCGGGTTTATAGTTGTTCATTAGTTGTCCTTGTGTTGATGTGTCGGTAGGCTTTAATCGCCGCCTTCAAGTCTTGTTGTAGCGCATCAATACGACACGCATCATCTATCAGATGGTTGTAAGAATCCTTAGCAAACTGCACTAAGTTGTCATGCGACCAACTTTCAAAATCAGGATTAATCACGGTGCCACCGCTTCTTTCATTATCTCGATACGCTCACGGCTTACACGCAAGGTGTTGTAACGCATGTGAAGGCGTTCTAGAATAGACGCGCGTCTAGGCCCTTGCCTTTCAGCGTTGAGCATCTCCAACACTTCCTGCTCAGTCAGTTGATTTAATGTTACTAGTAATTGTCGCCAGCTTAAAGGTTTCATCTTCTATCTTTCTATTTAAAATTTCAATTTCATCTATGGTTTTAATTAACGCACGTGACACAATGTTAAACTCACGCTGTCTAATTTTTAGTGTTGCTTTCGCAGCCTTTAGCTTGGCTTTGTACTGATCTACTCGCTTCATGGGCTTCCTTTCTAGTCTGTTCGGTTAAAAAAATGGTTAAAGTACAAATAAAAAATGCTACTAAAAACCCAAAAAATATTAATTTCATAATTTACCTTTTGCTTTTAAATATGCTTCTGAATGTCCACCTTGACAAGTGCAATCTTCTAATTCAGTTTTTAAAGTTTTAATATCATCAATTGACGCAATTAATTTTTCACGCAAATATTCAATATTTATATCTTTATCACGCAACATATTGTGATAGCGTTCAATTTCTTCTGCTTGTTTGCGTAGCATAATGACAGATTGCTTTGCTGTTTCATATTGATTATAAGAAGCATTATTTTCAATCCAATCTGCTAATTCATTTACATTCATTTCTCACTCGCTTTCTTTAAAATGGCTCTTGCAAAGTTTGAAATATTTACATCCCCATAATTTTCTTTCCAAACTTCTAATATTTCCTCCTCAGTTAATTCACGCATTGGATGTGTATAAAGTGGGGTAAACAAATGCAAATCAAATTCGTTAGGCTTTTCTGTTTTAAATATTTGTTTTGAATTAGTGTGCATCCATGCTATAGGTTCACTCAATTCTTTGTGGGTAGCGTATTCCGCTTTAACATAAGTTACTTTATCGGGGTCTGTTGGGTGTTGTTTAAACGACATTACTCACTCGCTTTCTTTATTCATTTTTCTAGCCTCACTTTTCCCATGTAAACCCAATCTAATGGCTCAATTAACCATGTATGGCGAACACGAATTATTTTATTTTTGCTATCGTTGTAAATATAAAGATATTGAATATCAAAAGTATCTTCATCGTAATATTCTTTTGGCTTCGGCTCTGGTTTGATTCTGTATTCTTCATCGTCATACCAACCAGGACATTCAGAATATATCCAAGTTACTTTAGATATTCGTCTTTCAATTTTTGCACCATTAGCCCAAGCTACAATTAAATCGCGATGTTTATGCTTCATCTTTACTCTCCTCAAAAAAATCGGTGGCTTTAAAGCCCTTGTTTTCTAAAATCTTTTTTGCTTTGGTTAACGCAGCGTTTTTAATATTGTTGACGCTCATCTCGCTAAGACCTAACTCTTTCGCAACTTCGGATGCGTTATCAAGCAATCCAAATCTAGGTTTTAATATACTCATTTTGGCGCCTTTGTTTTTCCATAAAACATTTCTTTAGAAAATGCGCCTAAAATAGCTGCTTTTGCTTCTTCACGTTCTTCTTTAGGTAAATCAGCTACCGATTCTTCAAGACATTCCATCACGCTTTTTATCATTTCTTTTATAGTAATTATTGTGCTCATTTTGTGTCCGCTTTCTTTAATTGCCAATTACAAACTTACCAGTTGAAAACATTAGAATTGTAAAAAACATACCAATTCCAAACCCCATACATAATAAATAAATTTTCATTTCAATTCTTCCATTGTTATTTCAGATAATGCCTTTTTATCTTTCAAGGCGGTTAGTATACGACTCTCAATCGTACCTTCTGTTACTAATATGTAAACCCATACCTCTTTTATTTGACCACTACGATGTAGGCGACCAACAGTCTGTTCATACAACTCCAACGACCACGGCAACGATACAAACACCATCTTGTTGCCACCAAACTGAAGATTCAACCCATGACCTGCTGACTTGGGGTGCAGCAAGAACAACTCAACCTTGCCATCATTCCAACGCTCGATGACTTTTTCATCGTTAATCGTCTGGGCATGAGGATAACGACGCTTGAGTTCTGCCAACTCCTCAATGTAGTTGTACACAATAATGGTATTGGCGTGTTGGTTCTCCTCAAGCAAGTCGTCCAACAGGTCAAACTTATGGCTACTGAACCAGATTGGCACCTTTGTCACGTTCATGCGACCAGGGGTATTCGACGGCGTCGTTTCAGTCTGATAGACAAACCCCGATGCCATCTGTTGCAACTTCTGTGTGACGGCTGCTGCGCTAACGGCGGTGATAATCTCCTTGGCGAACTGTACGGCGTAATCTTTCTTCATCGCTTTGTACGGCTTGTCATCGGTCATCGTAGCCCTTAGTTCAACCTCATGGCATGGCGGCAACTTGTCCTTGTACTCACCTGCGTCTAATACAAACGTAGCAGGTTTGATACGCTCCATGACCTGCGTGAGTGACCCTACTCTTGGCTCCCATTCACCAAAATCACGGTTGATCAAGACAAAATACTGTTGCATGAACGCGCCCTTAGACCGACCAAGTAAGGATTCATCGACTACCTTGCATTGGCCATAGACATCTTCTAGGCCGTTGCTTGTAAACGATCCGGTCAAGCCCCAACGAATCTTCATTGGTTCTAACACTTTCATCAGCGCCTTGAAGCGTTTGCCGGATGGGTTCTTGAGTTTGGTTAACTCATCAAACACGACACCGTCAAAGTCTAACTTCTGCTCTGACAACCATTGGATATTGTCGTAGTTTGTCACCACCACAGGGTAACCAGAATGTAGGGCTTGTAAGCGTTGTGCTGGGGTGCCAACTGCTACGGCAATCGGCGTATCGGTAGCCCACTTGGGTTGCTCAACCGGCCACACGTCAGTACAGACGCGCTTGGGCGCCAACACTAGCCAACGCTTGACAAACTTGTAGCGTAGCATATCTTGCATGGCTATAAGGGTAAGCGCCGTCTTGCCTGCACCGACTGGCGCAAGGATCATGGCGCGGTCGTTCTGGTAAAGGAAGTCGGCAGCTTTTTCTTGATAGTTTCGTAGTTTAAGCATGACGGGCAAACTTTCCATGGTATTTATTGCGCATCGTTTCAACGATAAACTTAGCTACGTTAATATCATGGTAATAACCAAAAAATTTTTCTTTACTGTTAACGCTTATTCGAACCCCCCATTTTTGTGTTGCTTTATACCAATAAACGCCCTTCACACCAGATGTGTTACCTGCACGTGTTCTAGCATTACGGTTATTTTGCAATATAGAAGCCGCACGCAAATTATTAATGTGATTATTCAAACGATTATTGTCGATGTGGTCAATAAACTCAGGTAAATAGCCGTGATGATATAAAAAAATAATGCGATGGTTTTTATACTTTTTTGCGTTAATGTTTGTTTGCAAATATCCATCGCCGCTTAATGACCCAGCTTTATCACCTGTTTTTGCGTTAGATGATGTACCAATGCGTCGGTACAACTCACCATCACGATATTCAAATAATTCTTTTACTAACTGTTGTGTAATTTCCATGTTTCTTTCCATTCGTCTATTTCTTTTGTTGAACTAAACAATCTATAGTTTTGATTTAATAACCGCATTTCTATCGCAAATACTTTTTGCAGTTCTGACAGCCTACCATTTGGTGCTTTCAACTCCACAAACCACACGCTGCCATCAAGCATACAAGCAACTTGATCCGCAACCCCACGCTGGTTTACTGACCTAAACTTGTAGGTTTTTCCACCTAATGACATTACCGCCCATTTAAAGTAAGATTCAATTTCTTTTTCATTCATGTAAAAAAGTTTAACACACAATTATTTTTCTGTGTTAGAATTTAATTTCCAATCAACTAAATTAAAGTAAAGGATTTAAAAAATGGCTAATCATTCAACTATAGTCGGTGGCTCGACTGCCAAACGTGTCATCAATTGCCCAGCATCTGTTGCACTCTGCGCTAAGATGCCACCAAAGCCGGGTAGCACTTACGCAGACGAAGGTACATTACTTCACGATGCGATTGCACAAGTGTTAGGTGCGGATAAAACACCAGAGTCTTTGCTAGGTATGAAGTATAACGACCAAGTATTAACGCAAGAACTCATCGACAGTAAACTCATGGGTGCTTTAAAACTGTTAGCAGAAGTTGATCCTAACCTTGAGATGGAATACGCAGTAGAAACGGAAGTCAATTTTGGTGAGTTTTTACCTGATGTCTTTGGCTCATGTGATCTAATCGGTCGTATCGGTAATCGTGCGATTGTACTCGATTGGAAGTTTGGCGATGGTGTAGCAGTTAGTGTAGAAGAAAACGAGCAGTTGATGTTCTATGCAGCCGCTGCCATGCGTACTGAATCAGCCAAGTGGGCGTTTGACGGTGTGGATGAGATTGAATGTGTCATCATTCAGCCACCAATGATTCGTCGTTGGGTGACAACACCTGAGCGTATTGCGCAGTTTGAAACGCAGTTGCAGCACGCAGTTTACGAATCAGAAAAGAAAACGGCAACCATGAAGGCTGGTGAGCATTGCAGATGGTGCGCAGCCAAGCCGACTTGCCCACAAATGACTGGTGCAGTTGACCGTGCTTTGCACGTCAGTTTAGAATCATTAGACGCGCAGAGAATTGGTGCATACTTAGCAAACTGTGATTTATTAGAACAATGGATTACAGACTTGAGAGCATTAGCATTTCAGATGCTTGAGAATGACAAGCCGGTGCCGGGGTGGAAGTTAGTCAACAAGCGTGCTACACGCCAATGGACTAATGAAACTGAAGCAAGTGTTAAACTAGCTGATCTTGGTATTGATGCGTTTAAGAAGTCAATCATATCACCTGCGCAGGCAGAAAAAGAACTCAAGAAGTTAGGTGTTAAACTACCTGACGACTTAGTAGTAGCAGTAAGTAGTGGCAGTACGTTGGCTCGTGAAGATGATTCACGCCCAGCGGTAGTAAACATCGGGAAGCAACTCACCGCAGCCCTTTCTAAAATTCAATAAGGAATCAAATAATGTCTAATATCACTACATTTTCAGCAGCAAAATTACCTTCAGTCGAATCATTATCTACAGCATTACGTGCTTTAGAAACCGATGTCGGCGCAGCAGGTGTCGTTATTATCAAAATGGATAAAACAGGCCATTGGGTGTTCGGTGCAGATCAGACCGAAGTCGAAGATGATTCAACATGGGCAGTCAATCCTTTCTCATTCGTGCATGGTTACATCGCATGGGGTGACGGTGAAGTGTTGGGCGAGAAGATGGTATCAGTATCACAACCTTTACCGGAACTCGATGCAGCGCCACCTAACGCTAAAAAAGGTTGGGAAACGCAGGTCGGTATGTCCATGAAGTGTTTGACTGGCGAAGATAAGGATATGGAAGTTCGCTATACCACAACTTCAGTTGGTGGAAAGCGATCAGTTCAAGCCTTAGCCGTAGCCATCGCAACACAAGTCGAAACAGATAGCAGTAAGCCTGTTCCGATTGTGTCGCTTAAGAAAGAGCATTACAGTCACAAGTCTTATGGCCGTATTTATACTCCAATCTTTGACATCCAGTCATGGGTAGGTATGGATGCAGACAAAGCCGAGCAGTTAGAAGCACCGAAAGAAGCAGAAGCTGTAGCAGAAGCACCAGCGACTGCAACACGTCGTCGTAGAAGCTAAGTCTTAGGGGTGATTAAGCAGATATTCGAGGATGTCACAAGTATGTTATTTTTCTGCTTTCTAATATACGTGCAATAGTGACCGAATCGACACCCCACCTAATAAACTAAACTAAAGGAAAATAAAATGAAACATAAAAACGCAGAAGTTTTACACGCGTATGTTGATGGTAAAACGTGTGAATATTGGTCTAACGACAGTAATAAATGGCAAGTAATTCATTTACTTGAAACATTTGATTGGGCAGATAAAGTGCGAATTAAACTAGAACCAAAAAAAGATTGGATAGAAGAAAGAACCTTGTTTTGGAATAAATGTGTTAATTTTGTTGCGTATGACAGTATGGGTAGTGAATGGTTAAAAGATGGCAAGCATTACACTAAATTAGGTAATTTTAAACTTACTTTTGATGGTGAAACTCGTGAAGTTAAATTAGTAGAATTGATTAAATGACTATTCTTTGGCTTGATTTTGAAACGCGTAGCCGTTGTGATCTTATCAGTCATGGTGGTTACAATTATGCTAAGGATATTAGCACTTCGGTGCTATGTCTTTCTTATGCTTTCAATGATGAGGATGTACAGACATGGGTGCCTAGTCAACCATTCCCACAACAAATTATTTATTTTATAAAGCAAGGTATTCAAATTAGGGCGCATAACGCTGCGTTTGAGCGTTTAATCTTTTGGTATGTCTTATGCCCTGATTACAACGTACCAGAACCAAAGCTAGAACAGTTCTATTGCACCGCAACACAAGCACGTGCTAATTGTGCGCCTGGCTCACTCGAAGATGTTGGGCGCTTTAGTGGTGCTAATATGCGCAAGGATCATCGTGGCAGTCAGTTAATTCGGCTGCTCTCTATTCCTAAAGCTGACGGCACATTCAATGACGACCCAACGCTCATGGCTGAGATGGTTGCTTACTGCGAACAAGACGTTCGTGCTATGCGCGCCATTAGCCAAGCCATGCGCCAGTTATCCGATGAGGAGTTGGCTGACTACCATGTGAATGAACGCATCAACGATAGGGGGGTTTTAATTGACACCGACTTGTGCAACGCAGCGATTGGTTACGCGAGTGTCGAATTAGAAGAAATTGAAAAGATTGTAACTGAAGTGACTGAGGGTGAGATTACCTCAGTTCGTAGTACCAAGATGCGTGAGTGGGTGTTAGCGCGTGTCGGTAATGAAGCCAAGAAGTTGATGGAAATTTACAAAGATGATGTCAAGAAATATTCCATTGACAAGTCGGTAAGGGCTAATCTATTAGTCTTAGCACAAGAAAACCCAGAACAAGTGCCGCCAAACGTGGCAGATGTTATCCAATGCGCTGACGACCTATGGGCGTCTAGCGTAGCCAAATTTAAACGATTAAAGGAATTAGCCGATGTTGAAGATCAACGAGTTCGAGGAGCGTTCGTGTTTGCTGGTGGAAGTGCTACGGGCAGAGCAAGCAGTTACGGCGCCCAATTGCATAACTTCACCCGAAAGTGTGCCAAAGAACCAGACGCTGTTCGACAAGCGATGGTTAGAAGCCATTCAATTGTCCCTGTTTACGGAAAGCGAGTTACCGATGTGTTAAAAGGGATGCTGCGCCCAGCTATTATTGCACCTAAAAATCACGTGTTAGTTGTAGCAGATTGGAGTGCTATCGAAGCAAGAGTAAACCCTTGGTTATCCCCACACTCTAGCGCTAAAGATTTATTAAATGTTTTTACTTCTGGAAAAGATATTTATGTACGTGAAGCCGCGGGTATTTACGCGTGTTCTGAAAACGATATAACACCTGACAAAAGACAGCTAGGGAAAATAGCTATTCTTAGTTTAGGATTTGGAGGAGGAGCAGGAGCGTTTACCGCCATGAGTAGAGCTTATGGGGTGTCTATGTCTGAAGCCGAGATAAAGCGTGTTATTAACGCTTGGCGTCGCAATAATCCTTGGGCAGTCGATTTATGGCAGAATTTAGAGAACGCTTATACCAGAGCCATGCGTAATGTTGGCCGTGAGTTTAGCGCAGGGCGTGTGACTTATCTGTTTGATGGTCAACACTTATGGTATGCACTTCCAAGCGGTCGTGTGTTATGCTATCCATTCGCAAAGTTAGAACCAGATGGAGTTACTTATGCCAAATCCGCATGGAAACCAGCAGCCGATGCAACCGAATGGCCAAGAGGTCGACTTTGGCGAGGGCTTGCCTGCGAGAACATTGTTCAGGCCACCGCAAATGACGTATTGCGTCATGCGTTGCGCGTGTTGGATCAAGACGGCTACATGCCCGTTGCACACGTTCATGATGAAGCAGTTTTACAATGTCATGAATCTGAAGCTGAAGCGGTAATGCAGAAGATGCAAGAGGTGATGTGTACCCCACCGGCATGGGCGCAAGGATTACCATTAAACATTGAAGTAAATACAATGCAGCGTTATGGAAAGTAATTAAAAAAAATCCCCTAGCTACTTTATTAGATTTGGCTAGGGGATTCAAAAAGTCAACATTCACGGAGATACAAAATGAAACAAAATCTATTAGATTATATCATTAACTTAGCGCCAGAAGGCGAAACAGCGTTAATTGTTCGACAAAAGCCACAACTCAAAAACAACGAGATGCAGTTCCATGCAGACGGCGCAGTCAAATGCACATGGCCTGCTTACTTGCCGACTGCTAAGACCCGAACAGGGGAAGCGTGGTATGTGAATACTGCATCCTTTATCATTGACCGGTTCGAGGATGGGCGCATTTCAGCGTCAGCATCCAACTGCGAGTATGTCCTATTTATGATGCTAGATGACATTGGCACCAAGTCCAAAACCCCACCCCTTGCACCGACGTGGATTTTAGAAACGTCGGAGGGGAATTTTCAATATGGTTACGCGTTTACTGAACAACCAACCAAGGGGGAGTTCACTGCCGCCATTCGAGCCATTGCCGATGCAGGCTACACAGATGCTGGTGCTTGCAATGCAGTACGCAACGTGCGTATACCAGGCAGTATTAATTTAAAACCTGGTCGCAATAACTTTGAAGCAAAATTGGTTGAGTTTACACCGACGAACGAATATACTTTAGGAGAGATTTGCGATGCGTTGGGGGTTACCCCAGCGCCTGCCGATACGAACCATTATCAACCCTTACGACTTGCCGATAATGGTAGCGACAACGTGTTAGCGTGGCTCAATACTGAAGGCCTTATCTTGTCCAAAATTAATGGTGAGGGGTGGTTGGGGGTTATCTGCCCGAACAATGCCGAGCATACAGACGGCAATCCAGAGGGACGTTACAAGCCGTTGGATCGTTCGTACTGTTGCCTACATTCACATTGTATTGACTTTGATTCTAAGTCGTTTTTAGGGTGGGTTGCCGATAATGGCGGTCCAACAGTTACGCATGGACTGCGTGATGAGCTGATTGCTGAAACGATGAGCGTTGCTCTCGCCAAAATTAGCCCTTCTGATATGTTTAGCACCGATTCTGATGCGTTAATCGCTGAGGTAGAACGTAAAGAATTAGGTCGTGTTGAGAAGAACGGATGGTATGAGCGCTTTGCGTATGTGCAAGACGATGAGAGTTACTTCGATATGCAAGACAGACGAGAAATCAGCCGTCAGACATTTAATGCCCTTTATCGTCATATCGATTGCAAGTCAATCCACTCTGGCACGCGCATCCTAGCGTCAAACTGTTTTGATGAAAATAGACAAGCGAAAGGCGCCAAAGCGTTAGTCGGCATCACCTATGCTGCTGGTGAATCTGTCATCGTCAATCGTGATGGAGATTTATTTGGTAATCGTTGGCGTGACGCTAGACCGGATGTGTCAGGCGTAACGGCTAACGATCAGTCGGTTTTAGCGTGGTTAGACCATTGTCGTACTCTTATTACCGAACCTGAAGAATTAGACCACTTACTCGACATCATGGCGTTCAAGGTTCAGAACCCACGTATCAAGATCAACCATGCCGTATTGCATGGGGGTGACGAGGGGAGTGGCAAGGATACGATGTGGGCGCCGTTCATTTGGGCAGTTTGCGGGCCACACCTTAAGAATAGGGGGATCATGGACAGCAACAGCGTGACTTCACAATGGGGATATCAGCTAGAGTCCGAGATTCTCATCATTAACGAACTGAAAGAACCTGATGCCGCGGCACGTAGGCAGTTAGCGAATCAACTCAAGCCAATCATTGCCGCACCGCCGGAGATGTTGCCGATTAATCGTAAAGGTTTGCACCCCTACCAAATGGCAAACAGACTGTTCGTTTTAGCGTTTAGTAACGACCCTGTTCCAATCAGTTTAGCGACGCAAGATAGACGTTGGTTTTGCGTATGGTCAGCTGCATCTCGCATGGATTCACACAAGGCTAAAAAAATGTGGGATTGGTATCAAAATGGGGGTTTTGAGTCGATTTCAGCGTGGTTGCATAGCCGTGATGTAAGTCACTTCAACCCATCAGCGCCGCCGTTTACAACTGAATTTAAATCGAATCTTATCGAGCATGGCATGAGTATGGCTGAAAGTTATTTAGTCGAGATGTTGCGCAATCGTAGTGGGGAGTTTACAAAAGGGGTGATTAGCTCACCATTTCACAGCTTATGTGACCGCTTGACAGGGTTAGCGCCGAGTAATGTCAAGGTGCCACAAGCAGCGTTGCTACATGCCTTAAAAGAAGCTGGATGGATTGATTGTGGGCGTTTAAAGTCTAGAGAGTTTGATACGAAGAAACATATATTTGCCGCGCCCGAAGTAGCTGAAGCACTTAGTAAATCCGAGTTACGCCGAGCAGTTGAAGATATACCGGCGCCCCAAAAGGTTCAAGTTAAATAGAGTCGAAATTAGCGTGGTTAGAAGGAGTCGAAATTAGCGTGAAACGACCAGGCTAAAATCGAGTCGAAATTAGCGTGTTTTGATTGAGTTGAAATTAGCGTGTTTTGATTGAGTTTATCTTGGCTAAATTAATGTGAAGTAGTTACAAGGATCTAAAAAATAACGCTGCTTTATTTTGGACTGCTGGACTGCTAAATTTTAGGTAATAAAAAACCCCTATTTTTAGGGGTTTTCTACTGTTTCTTAGGTATCTAGCTATAAATCAAATAAAGCTATCAAGATATAAAGAATCGAACCAACTACTATTGCAGTCAGCATTTATGACCACCATTCAGCTAATCCATAACCTAACAAAACACCAAACACGATAACGATTACAGCATCAATAATTTTATCTTTCATTTCATTCCTCGATTAAAGTTTTAAGTAAATCAGCATAGGAGTTACTCACAGCTGGATATATTTCAGAAAAGGCATCCATAAAAAAGAATGAGTAATCATATTCAGTAGCACCATTTCTAATAGCACAGTCAAATATTTTAGTTAAATCAACTATTAATTCTGAACCATTATTTTTTAAAATTTGTTGTTCAATTTGTTGCAATACATCCTGAGCTTGAGTTATTGTTTCCTTGTCATCTTCATAACATGAATCTGAAGGTTCTTTATCATCAATGTAATAATCTCCGATTTTAGAAAGTCTCTCAAGTTTTAAGAATTGTTCTTTAGTAATTTCTACTATCATGCTATTTCCTTTTCTTTTTTAGTATTGAATGAATTTTTAGTGTTTACGCCATAAGAATCATAGGTTTCAGTTTTAACCAGCTCAGCTAGATAAGGGAACATGTTGATAGCATCTTGATGATTCCTGATACATTTAACATAGTCATCCTCTCTTAATCCACCATCTAAGCACATGTAAGCTATGTCTATGTATGAGCTATAGTCAAAAGTTTTAATAAACTCATACACTACATCAGGATTCATGTCTGTAGCTTTGAACAGTCCAGCATCCTCAAATTCCATGAATATCTGATTTAACTCATCATCTTGATAGTAGCTAGACTCATGATCCTCATCATTCAATAAAGGACTTTTAACTTTGATAGAACCATTGTAAGAATACCCATAGTTGTATGAACCTAAATAGTCATCTTTATAGTTGTATCTAATTTCTGGTAAGTCCTTTAGTTGATTTAATAGGATTTTCTTATCCTTAGATGGTTTCTTAGTAGCTAATCTTGATGCTGTCCATGCGTAGGTATTCGATAACCACATCCCATGCCAATAAACACCAGCATCCTTGTTAATCGTTGCCATTCTACCCTTACTGTCCATAATCACGAATTTATTACTATGTCCAATATGCTCAGCTACTACTAAATTGAAAGCTGGATGAAATGCAAAATCAGGATTTTTAGCTAACATAGGGATTAAAAAATTCTTAATGTAGTGATAGGTGTCTGATTTCTTAGGATTCTCTTTGTTACCCGTTGATAGAATCCCATTGTGCATTAACCACATATCAATGCCATGAGTAGCTTTATTGAGAATCTGATAGGGATGACAGTTATCTAAATCAATGTCTCCATGCGTCCTCATTCTTAAATGCCATGCACAATTTTTACCCTTGATGTGGGCATCATAAAATGCTAACAATTCCCTTTCAGTTTTAGGTAGAGATTTTTTTACAATCAAATTCCCTTTCTCAACATACATAACCCCTACACCATCAGAGTTATAACTATAGAAATCAGAAATCCATTCAGAATGAAGCTCTGGACTGTTTTTAGCTTGAGTAATTAATAAACACATATTTTTTATTTTCCTTTAGTTGATTGAAATTGTTTAAGCTACTAATTTAAGATGATGCTCAGGACATACCTTGTTGATTGCTGATACTTCAAACCCTTTACTTCTAAGATATACCCTTAGAAACCTTGTATCTTGCTTATTCTCAGGTTTACAAATAAATTCTATAAAGTCCTTAGTTGTAAGCTGGTCAATACTTGCATCTTTGCAAAAATGCCATGTGGCATAGGTAAATTCGAGACATGCCATAATCGTCTCATATTTCAATGTGCCTTTAAATAGTCTGAATTCAATAGTCCTATCATTCTGAAAGTTTAAGGATTCATACCTATCATAATTTAACCCTCTTAGCTGGTTAAATTTGTTTTTACTATTTTTCACAGTATTTTTTAACCAGCTTTTATCACTTTTTTTATCTACTAATTTGGCGTAACTAGCTGAATCCCGTCTAGCTATAGCTTTAATTAAATCTAAGTTACTAGCATCATTGATAAAGAAAACCATCTTAGCACCATGTAAGGTAGTCATATCAGACTTACAGATGTGGATGTGCAATCCACATGTAGATGTGTTATGTGATGACATGCCATCAAACCTATGCTTAAAAAATTCTAGCTGTGTTTTATGCACATCTAACCCCGTATAGCTAGTCACCATCTCAAACCCGTTATCTAGTGAACGATCCTCTTCACATAGTGCATAGGTATGTTGTTTATATTTCCCAACAACATCTAACAAATGACCAGCTCTCTCATCTTTATTAAATTTTCCAGAATCGGCTGTTTCCATCTCCAGCTCAAGTCCTAACAATACCCTAGGTTTACGATTATCAAAACTTGATGGGATATGTCCTAGTTTTCGTTTACTAGAATGATAAGAACCAATATTGTTATAACCATTAGAATCATCATCATCATATTCATCCTCATCCTCGAACCATTCGTCTCTTTGGTAATAATTCTCATCATTATTCCAATAGTAGTTTTCCTTACAGCTAGAACAGATTATGTCGTCATCTTCTAAACTATAAAAATTACCTTCCATGTCAAGATGACTACAATCATAACAAGCACCAAAAGAATAATTAGTAAAGGTATTGTTTAATAAATCTTTCCAATTTCTTAGACTACGCATCCAATAATAATGATTATTTAACTCACTTACAATGAACATACTAGCTGAATGAGAATTACTGAACATTTTGGAATGAAACAATTTTCCAAAATCTTTCAAGTCTTGCTTTCTTTCTTTATATTCCTCAGCTGTAATATTTGACGACATACAATCAACTAAAAGTCTATCAGTTATCTTAGCATTGGCATTTATCCTACCATTGATTAAATACCTTAGATAACTTAGATTACTTCCACTAGCTCTATATTGATGCTTTAACTGAATTAAATTCATTTTTACTACTCCTATAGATTAGATTAAATTAATTTACTTTACTGCTCTTATAGTGTAACAGAATTTATTGCATTTGTGGACAATTTTTATTCATTGTGGACATGATGTGGATAAGAATGTGGACTATGAGAATTGGCATGGAACCCTTGAGGATGCTGGATGTGGATAATGTGGACTATTTTATTACCTTATATCTATAAGATTAAAAATATCTAAATGAGAATCATTCTCATGTGTCAACTTGTACCAATTAAAAATGACTTATCCACATGTCCACAATGTCCACAATTCGTGCATGTTGTCCACATGCAAAATGCCCTTAAATCTCTCTTATGGACAATGTGGACACCAGACTTTTAATTGTCCATATTGTCCACAATTAAACCCTTTTAAATCCCCTAGCACCTAATTAAAAATGATTGTCCACATTGTCCATGTTGTCCACATTGTCCATGTTGTCCACATCCTATGCCTTGATGCTGTCCAGCTATAAAATTTTCCAGCTATAAAATCCCTAGCAAAAACGCCTAGCGATCTAGTGGAAAAATGGCTTTCAGCAGCATACCCCCCGGGTAGGGCCTGGGCGTAGGTGTGTCTGTTAATGGACGTATCGCAAAAACTTTTTATTTTTTTAGAAATTTTTTATTAGCACCTAACAAAAAATTTGATACACTATGCAAATGTTCGATAACTTCCAATCCTTCCCTTACGAAGTGCGACAGGTTCGCGCTACGGAGTCACGCTTAGAGAAAATCTACGCAGCGTCCAAGTTAGGACTTAAAGGTGACTCGCTTGCCTTGGCGTCTGGGATGTTGCCTACCGAGTACCGGCAACTGATTCAACTAGATCCTATTGCTGAAATGGCTGAACTCAAAGGACGCGCCGACGGGGAGATGGAGATGTCTACCGTACTGCACGCAGCCGCTAAAGCAGGTGATGCAAAGTCAGCATTAGAAATCCTAAAGCATCAGCACGGGTGGGTCGCAAAACAACAACTGTCCATCGACGTGGAACAACGCATCAGCATTACCCAGGCATTAGAACAAGCACAAACGCGCGTCATCGAGGGTGTCTACACCGACGTTGACGCAACGTTCCACATGAAACCGCAGTTAAAAGAAAAGCAAACCGCTTAAATGCAGACAACAATTTATTCGGCGCAAGATGAAACAGAACTGATGGCTCGCTTGTGGAGTCCTGCGATTAAGGATAACCCACTAGCATTTGTACTCTTTTCATATCCGTGGGGGCAAAAAGGCACCCCACTTGAAAACTTTGCAGGCCCACGCAAGTGGCAACGTGAGGTCTTACTCGACATTGCCGAGCATATCAAACAGAACCAAGGCAAGGTCGACTACGACGTACTGCGAGAAGCCGTGGCTTCTGGTCGTGGTATTGGCAAGTCAGCCTTGGTGTCATGGCTCGTGCTGTGGATGATGACGACACGGATTGGTGCTACGGTCATCGTGTCCGCCAACTCCGAGAGTCAGCTGCGCTCAGTCACATGGGCGGAGATAACGAAGTGGTTGAGTATGTCCATGAACAGTCATTGGTTTGAGGTGTCAGCTACCAGAGTGATGCCCGCCAAATGGCTGACGGAGTTAGTTGAGCGGGATCTGAAGAAAGGCACGCGCTACTGGAACTTGGAAGGTAGACTATGGTCAGCCGAGAATCCCGACGCGTTCGCGGGGGTTCACAACTATGATGGTGTGATGGTCGTGTTTGATGAAGCGTCAGGTATCGACGACTCGATCTGGGCGGTGACATCCGGGTTCTTCACAGAGAACACACCCAACAGGTTCTGGTTAGCGTTTAGTAACCCACGGCGCAATAGTGGGTACTTCTACGAAGCGTTTAACGCCAAGCGTGCGTTTTGGAAGAATCGCAACATTGACGCACGTCAAGTAGAAGGCACCGACAAGAATGTGTATGAGCAGATTATTGAGGAATATGGGGCTGATTCGTACCAAGCCAACGTTGAGGTGTATGGACAGTTTCCATCAGAAGGTGATGATCAGTTTATACCTGTCAGTCTAGTAGATGAAGCGATGAAGCGTACTAAGCATAAGGATGACTCAGCGCCCATCACGATTGGGGTAGACCCTGCAAGGTTTGGTTCAGACTCAACGGTCATCGCTGTCCGGCAAGGTCGTGACATCGTGGAGATTAAACGGTACAAAGGTGACGACACCATGACGGTAGTCGGTTATGTCATCGAAGCAATCGAGCAGTATCAACCAGCGATGGTCTGCGTGGATGAGGGTGGACTTGGTGCTGGCGTGGTGGATCGACTGAAGGAACAACGGTACAAGATTAAGGGTGTGAACTTTGGCAATAAAGCCAAGAACCCGATGATGTATGGCAACAAGCGTGCTGAGATGTGGGGCAACATGAAGGAATGGCTCAAAACGGCAAGCATACCGAGCGACAAGTATTTGAAAAGTGACTTAATCAGCCCGCTGATGAAGCCAGATAGCAAGGGTAGTATTTTCTTGGAATCGAAGAAGGACATGAAGGCAAGAGGACTGGCGTCACCCGACGCTGCGGATGCCATTTGTTTGACATTTGCATTTCCTGTTGCACACCGTGAATTTAAAGGTATAATCAAACGAAATAATTATCAATCACAAAGTTCAGCAGTTAACTCTTGGATGGGTTCATAATGGCAACGAAAAAACACGACAAACCGATTGCGCACAAAACAACCGGCAAAGGGAAAACATACAATCCCACCGAAAAAGGTGCAGGCATGACCGCCAAAGGTCGCGCCGAGTACAACGCAAAAAATAATAGTAATCTCAAGGCACCCGCTCCCAATCCTAAGACAAAAGCCGATGCAGACCGTAAAGCGTCATTTTGTGCCAGGATGACTGGGGTAGTTAAACACGCTAAAGGCGATGCACCACGCGCCAAGGCATCACTTAAGAATTGGAACTGTTAAATGGCAACTAAACCAGGACTTTATGCTAACATTCATGCTAAACAAGCAAGAATTAAGGCTGGCAGCGGCGAAAAAATGAACAAAGTAGGTTCAAAAAACGCACCGACAGCAAAAGATTTTAAAGATTCAGCAAAAACTGCAAAAAAGGGGAAATAATTATGCCTTTAAAGAAATCAGCAAGCAAAGAAGCCTTCAGATCTAATGTGAAAGCAGAAATAAATTCAGGAAAAAAGCCTGCTCAAGCCGTAGCAATTGCGTATTCAGTAAAAAGAGCTGCAACGTCTAAAGGGAAGATGAAGAAATAATGCGACCACTCAGTAATTGTGTATTAATCCGTCAAGATGACGAAAAATTATCAAACACCATTGTTATTCCTACCACAACTAAATTGTTTAGTGGTATAGTTGTCGCTATTGGTGAAGGCAAGAGATTACCCAAGGGTGGTATCGAGCCAATGAATGTGGAAGTTGGGCAACACGTTTTGTTCGGAGAGTTCAGCGGGCAGAAGGTAACTTTAGACGGCGAGGATTTGCTCGTTATGAGAGAACCAGACATTATTGGGATATTAGATGGCAGTTGATCCTTCCTCAATGGAAATTGTTGGCAGAGTAGCCAACGGTGCAAAGTCAGAAGACGACCCACGGGATGTCTTAGCGACGATGCGCCACCGCTTTCAGCAGGCAATGTCTGCTTATTCCGAATCAAGAGAAGATGAACTAGACGACCTACGCTTTTATGCTGGTTCCCCTGATAACGGGTACCAATGGCCCGCAGACGTATTAGCAACTAGAGGGTCAGTCCAAGGACAAACGATTAACGCTAGACCTTGTCTGACCATCAACAAGTTGCCCCAGCACGTCAGACAAATCACCAACGAACAACGACAAAACCGACCCTCTGGCAAGGTAATCCCTGCCGATGATAAGGGAGATGTCGAAGTAGCTGAAATTTTTGAAGGTATGGTACGCCATATCGAGTATATGTCAGACGCCGATGTCGTCTATGACACTGCTTGTGAGAATCAAGTTGTTTACGGCGAAGGGTATTTCCGTATTTTGACGGAATACTGCAATGATGAGTCGTTTAACCAAGATTTAAAATTATGTCGTATTCGTAACGCGTTTAGTGTCTACATGGATCCGTTGATTCAAGACCCAGCCGGTGCAGATGCAAGATGGTGCTTTATTACTGAAGATATGGAAAAGTCTGAGTTTGAAAGACTGTTCCCTAACGCTTCCCCTATTACTTCTATCATGTCGCAAGGTGTTGGCGATGACTCTTTAAGCCAATGGATTAGCGAAAACACTATCCGTATCGTAGAGTATTTCTACTATGTCCATGAACCAAAGAAATTAAACCTTTATCCTGGTAATCAGTCGTTTTTTGATGGCAGTCGTGAAGATAAACAGATGAAAGAAATGGGTTTGAAACCCATTAAATCTCGAACTGTTGATGTTAAGAGCGTCAAATGGATGAAAACCAATGGGTTTGAAATCCTTGAAGAACAAGATTGGGCAGGCAAACACATTCCTGTCATTCGCGTAGTTGGTAACGAATATGAGATTGATGGTCGCATTTATGTGTCTGGTTTAATCCGAAACGCTAAAGATGCCCAAAGAATGTATAACTACTGGGTCAGTCAAGAAGCTGAGATGTTGGCTTTGGCTCCCAAAGCACCGTTTATTGGCTATGGTGGTCAGTTTGAAGGCTACGAGCAACAATGGAAAACGGCTAATACAACCAACTGGCCGTATTTAGAAGTCAACCCCGATGTAACCGATGGTATGGGCGCAACACTACCCCTACCTCAACGCGCGGCACCCCCACTCGCACAAACAGGCTTAATTCAAGCCAAAATGGGCGCTAGTGACGACATTAAGTCGACAACAGGGCAATATGACTCAAGCCTTGGTGCAACGAGCAACGAGCGTTCTGGTAAAGCCATCCTTGCAAGAGAAAAGCAAGGGGATGTCGGTACTTACCACTATGGCGACAATCTCACAAAAGCGATTCGGTTTGCTACACGTCAGTTAATTGACCTCATCCCTAAGATTTACGACACCGAGCGCATTGCTAGGATTATTGGTGTTGATGGTGAAGTGTCAATGGCAAAGATTAACCCAGCGCAAGCCGAGCCGGTTAAGAAGATTGTCGACCAACAAGGTGTAGTGATTGAAAAAATCTACAACCCTACAGTCGGTACTTACGATGTGGTCGCTACAACTGGCGCAGGCTATATGACTAAGCGTCAAGAAGCGATGGATGCAATGGCGCAGATTCTGCAAGGCAATCCTCAGCTATGGACTGTGGCAGGCGACTTGTTCGTGAAAAATATGGATTGGCCAGGCGCGCAAGAGATGGCTAAACGTCTACAAAAAACGATTGATCCAAAATTATTGGCTGATTCTGACGAAGATCCTGCATTACAAGCTGCACAGCAACAGATGCAAGGAATGGCGCAAGAGATGGAACAGATGCACACAATGCTTCAGAATGTCAGTAAGTCAATGGAGATGCAAGACCAACGTCGTAAAGATTACGAAGCGCAGATTAAGATGTTCGATGCTGAAACCAAACGAATTAGCGCCGTTCAAGCATCCATGACGCCCGATCAGATTCATGACATCGTGATGGGTACAATTCACGCTGCGATTGACACAGGCGATTTGATCTCTGGCTCGCAAAACGACCAAAGAATGAATATGCAAGAAGATGAGCAACAAGCACAGCCAATGCAACCACCGATGCAAGGTGAGATGCCCCAAGAACAACCGATGATGCCACAGCAAGGGATGCCAAATGAAAGCGTGTGATTTTGTAGGAATGTTATTTTTGGCTAGAGATGTGGTGCATAGTGTGCATTTAAATACCCGCAGTTATGCCAAACATAAGGCGTTGCAGAAATTTTATGAGAATATTATTGATGTGGCAGACGATTTTGCTGAAACTTATCAAGGTAGGTACGGTTTAATTGGCCCAATCAGTTTAATGTCTGCAAAGAAAACAACCAACGTCATTGAGTTTTTAGAAGGACAACTTGCTGAAATAGAAGAAGCCAGATATAGTATATGTGACAAGACAGATACACCGTTACAACAATTAATTGATAATATTGTTGAATTATATCTAAGAACATTATACAAATTAAGGTTTCTTGCATGACACAAGATCAAGTAAAAGCGTTGTTTGAATATCGTGATGGCGAACTTTACCGATTAATTTCGGTTAGTAGAGTAAAAGTTGGCGATAAAACTGGCACATTAGATTCTAAAGGGTATAAAGCTACAAAAATTAACAACCAAATTTATAAAAATCATCGGATTATATTTTTGATGTTTCATGGCTATTTACCAAAATTTATTGACCATATTGATGGAAACCCATCAAATAACCGAATTGAAAATTTAAGAGAAGCAACAAGGTCTGAAAATGCGTACAACCGAAAAACTTCAGCTATTAATAAATCTGGTGTTAAAAATGTCTATTGGGGTAAACTAGGTAAAAATTGGCGAGTTATGGTGCAAGTTAAGGGTATTCGCAAATATTTTGGTGCGTATAAAGATTTAGAGTTAGCCGAATTAGTTGCTACAATGGCTAGAGAAAAATATCACGGCGAATTTGCCTGTCATTAAATTTAAGGAGAGTTATTGTGGAATTTCTTAGACCTCTAGCCGACACCGAATACGCTGCCGGTTCAGCATCTACAAGCGGTACGGCTGCGACAGTAGCCACTTGGAAGCCTGGACCGCAAGGCGTATTAGTATGGGGAACACAGGATATGTATGTGGCTGTCGGCGTTGGGGTAACTGCTACCTCCGCAAGTACACCAGTACCTGCCTATACTCCAATTCCATTTTTTGCACCGCAAACAGGATCAGGTGAGCCATGGCGGGTAAGTGTTCTGCAAATCTCTACTGCCGGAACGGCTTACGCTAAGCCGATTAATATTCGATGAGTTGGGGCATTGGCGACCGTGTTGGCGTAGCCGTTAGCGCGGGGACTATTGCCACTTTTAATTCTAGACGCCCCGGTCCAGTCCCCTCCCTAATCCTCGACTTTGCGGGAACAGGCACACTTGATTCTCGTATTACCTTCACTCGAAGCACAACAGGCACTTACTATAACTCTAGCGGTGTGCTATCTACCGCAGCCATTAATGCAGCGAGGTTTGACTATAATCCATCCACTTTAGCACCATTAGGTTTGTTGATTGAGCAGAGTAGTACTAACTCTTTAACATACAGTAGCACTTTTACTAACATTGCTTGGTATCAAGCTGGACTTACTTTAGTAGGAGCTTCAACAACTGCTCCAGATAATACTTTGACTGGAACAAGAGCTTACGCAGCGTCTAATAATCAAACTTTTCAGTTAGGAATTACTTTTAATGGATCAGCTTGGACTGGCTCTATTTTTGCTAAATACAATAGCATAAATACATTTAAATTAAATATTTATGATAATGTTGCTGGTAGTAAAGGTACTGTTTTTAATATTCAAACAGGTGCAATAGTAAGTAATGACGCTGGAGTTACATCAACAATAACTGATTCTGGTAATGGTTGGTATCGTTGTACTATTACAAGAACACCAGCTAATTTATCTGCTGGTGGTTTAGTTATAGATAATACAAAAGATATTTTTATTTGGGGCGCACAACTAGAAGCCCTCGCATTTGCTACCTCCTATATCCCCACAACGACTGCCCAAGTAACTAGGGCTGCGGATGTTGCTTCGATAACAGGGGCGAATTTCTCTAGTTGGTATAACCAAGCACAGGGAAGTTTATTTTTAATGAATGATTGTTATAACTTTTCAAATGGTCCATTTCCAATTAGCATTTCGGATGGTACAAGTTTAAACTTAATTTCTATTTCAAATACTGCTGGAAAACCTGAGTTTTATATTGTTAGAAGTTCTGTTCAACAAGTAGATTTATTGACATCCAATGCAATGACAATAAATGTAATGGCAAAAAATGCAGTTTCTTATAATACAAATAATTTTGCTAACGTGTTAAATGGTGGAACTGTTGCTACAAACTTTTCTGGAAACATACCAACAGTAAATAGAATGACAATTGGTAGCACTCCAGCTGGTACTCAATTTAACAATGGGCATATTTCTAAAATATCTTACTACCCAACTGCATTAACCTCTGCTCAACTCCAAGCCCTTACGACATAATTATGCAAGATATCTACTTATCCTTTACAGACGAAGCCGAATCCTTACCGATTCTTTACACCATCGTGCCTACTGAGTATGAGCTAGGTAAGACGGGCAAACCGACTAAAACCGTTAAAACCGAGTCGTATATGACTCCAAATTACCAAAATATTAGTGTAATTGGTACAGTTTATCAGCGACCACCTGAGCCAACTCCAAAGGATTATGTGCCGATTCCTTACCTAGCACCGAACTATGGTGTCAACATCCGATTGATGGATGATGAGGATATTGAGCCATTAAGACCTTATATGGTTTATCCAACTAATCCAATCAGAGTGTGGGCATAATATGGCAACTGTAAATTTATCTTATTTAGCTGGGGCAGGTAGCCAATTCTTTGATGATAGTGGCGTACCGCTATCGGGTGGTTTAATCTACACCTATACGGCTGGTGGCACAACCCCACTCACTACTTACACCTCCATCTCTGGCTTGGTAGCGAACTCCAACCCCATCATTTTAGACGCAGCAGGTCGAATAAATGAGGTTTGGATTCCCGAAGGTGTTAGCTACAAGATGATTATCAAAAATTCTGGTAACGTCACCATCGGCACTTTTGATAACTTAAACCCTATTCCTACCTTGCCAGTCAGTATTGCTAACGGCGGTACAGGCGCAACGACTGCGGTAGGTGCGGTAGCCAACTTAGGCTTGGGAACATTTTTAGTGCCGACCGGTACAATCCTCATGTGGCCATCGAACACGATTCCGGGAGACTGGGTGTTATGCGATGGTTCAGCCATTTTAAGGTCTACTTACGCTACGTTGTACGGCATTATTGGAACAACTTTCGGTTCAGGCAACGGCACAACGACTTTCAATGTACCTAATTATAAAAACCGTATGCCTTATGGTGCAGATATTGCCCCTCTTGGCGGTACAGGTGGTTCGGCTGATGCAATTGTTGTAAGCCACACCCATACGGCAACAGTAACTGACCCAGGTCATAAGCACGTTTATAACTACCCAGTTGATGCAAACGTCAGATCTGGTGGCCCTGGTGGAACTCCATATACCTCAACGGCAACGGATACAAGCACCGCAACCACAGGCATTACTGTAGCTAATAGCACCACAGGATCAAGTGGCACAAATGCTAATTTACCTCCCTACCTTGGAATTAATTTTATTATCAAGACGTAGATATAGCATAAAAGATAGAAGTAGTATAGAATTATCGTAAACGCACTAGCCGTAAGCTAGGGTTTCTTAAGGAAACAATGAAATGTCTGATGAACAAATAGTAGAAGCGGTAGTACCCGCGCCAGAACAGGAAGTAACGGCTACACCTGATACTGAAGTAATAGCGCCGGAAGTAGGAACGCCAGTAACAGAATCGAAGACCTTCACACAAGAAGAATTAGATGCTGCAATTGGTAAACGACTTGCTAGAGAACAACGTAAATGGGAAAGAGAACAGGCAGCAAGGGTGCAAGAGTCACAAGCCCGAAAAGCCCCAGTAGAAATCCCGCCGATGGAGAATTTCAACTCACCAGACGAATATGCTGAAGTCTTAGCAGAACGGAAGGCAGAAGAACTACTCGCTAGGCGTGAACAAGCTAGGCAGCAGTCTGAAATCATTGAGTCTTTCCACGAACGTGAAGAAGAAGCTAGGTCTAAGTATGATGACTTTGAACAAGTCGCTTACAACCCCAAACTTCCAATTACGGACGCAATGGCTCAAACGATTCAAGCATCAGAAGTTGGCCCCGATATGGCTTATTACCTAGGGTCTAATCCAAAAGAAGCTGATCGTATTTCACGTTTATCGCCACTCCAACAAGCCAAAGAATTAGGGAAGATTGAAGCAAAATTAAGCGACAATCCACCTGTAAAAAAGACATCGAACGCGCCTGCACCTATCGCACCGATTACGGCTAGATCCTCTGGGTCACCGGCATTAGATACAACTGATCCTCGTTCGTTAAAAACGATGAGTACGTCAGAATGGATTGAAGCCGAACGCCAACGTCAAGTGAGAAAGTGGGAAGCGCAACGAAAACGCTAACTATTATTTTTTAAAGGATTTATCATGGCAAATAGCATTTTAACGATTGATATGATCACAAGAAAATCTCTTGAGATCCTAGAAAACAATCTCGTATTAACCCGCAACGTAAATCGTCAGTATGACGATAGTTTCGCTGTCGAAGGCGCAAAAATTGGTTCAACACTCCGTATCCGTCTACCGGACAGAGCGTTAGTAACGGATGGCGCTGCTCTCCAAGTTCAAGATGACAACGAACAGTTTACAACTTTGACTGTATCTAGCCAAAAGCACATTGGTGTTAACTTCACCTCTGCTGAATTGACAATGCAGTTAGATGACTTTGCTGAACGTGTTCTTAAGCCACGTATTTCACAATTGGCTTCATCTGTTGATGCTGACGTAGCAAACAGTTACAAAGCAATTTATCAGTCAGTCGGTACACCAGGCACAACTCCTTCTACTTCTTTAGTGTTGCTACAAGCACAACAGAAGTTAAACGAAGCAGCTGCCGTAATGTCACCACGCTACGCTACTGTTAACCCAGCCGCTAACGCTGGTTTAGTTGAAGGGATGAAAGGTTTGTTCAACCCAACAGACACAATCAGCCGTCAATTCAAGAACGGTATGATGGGTGAAGGCGTACTCGGCTTTGATGAGATCAACATGAGCCAGTCTATTGTTCAGCACACAACTGGTGTTACTCCAACTGCACCAATCGTTGCAACTACAGTAACTACTCAAGGTGCTACTTCATTAGCAATCAGCTTTACAAGCGGTTCACCAACCTTCAAAATTGGTGATGTGTTTACTATCTCTGGTGTTTATGCGGTTAACCCACAGACTCGTCAGTCAACAGGTTCATTGCAACAGTTTGTAGTAACCGCTGATGTTAGCGTTTCTTCTACTACTACTGCTACATTGACTGTATCTCCTGCGATGTACACATCAACTAACGCTTTAGCAACAATTGATTCATTCCCTGCATCAAGCGCTACATTAACTTTCTTAGGTGGTTCTGCTACTCAGTACGCACAAAACTTAATCTATCACAAAGATGCGATTACTTTTGCTTCTGCTGATTTGCTATTGCCACAAGGTGTAGATATGGCTTCACGTCAAGTGCATAACGGTATTTCTATGCGTATTGTTAGACAGTACGATATTAATAACGATAGATTGCCCTGTCGCGTCGATATCTTGTACGGTTTTTCAACGATTAGACCAGCAATGGGCGTTCGTATGTGGGGCTAAACCCAATCGCCCTTGCTAATGCGAGGGCTTTTTAATTTATTTTTTATAAGGAATTTATATCATGGCATTTCCAAATGGAGCAGGTGGGTATCAAGTAGGCGATGGTAATTTAACTGAAATTACCATGATTACGCAATCAGCACCAATCGCTAAGACAGCAGCAGCAACATTAACTGCGGCTGAATTAGCAAACGGTATTATTACTTACACAGGCGCAGCAGTTAACTTGACAGTACCTACTGGTGCTGACTTAGATGCAGCGTTTTCAAGCATGAAGGTTAATAGCGCATTTGAGTTTAGCATTATTAACATTGGTGGCACAAACGCAGCGACTTTGGTAGTTAACACAGGTTGTACGATTGTCGGTGTTGCAGCAGTTTCTGCTAACTCTGCCTGTCTATACCGTGTTCGCAAATCAGGCGACGCAACTTACGTGTTTAACCGTATTGCTGGTTAATATTAATGCCCCACTTCGGTGGGGTTTTTAAAAGGAAAAATTATGCCTAATACTAAAGCTGTTGGAGTAGCGTATTCAGATCCAGAATTTACCACTTGTTATGCGTCTGAAGAACTTGGGTATTCTGCCGCTGCTCAAGGTACTGTAACTCAGTTAACCGATAAATCTACTGGCGTGACCTTAAACAAGTCTGCTGGTCGTATCACAATGAACAATGCTGCCTTAGCCGGTGCAACAGCAGTTTCATTTGTTTTAACCAATAGTTTAATTTCTGCTAATGACACGATGATTGTTTGCGTGGGCAGTAACACTACTGGTAGTGCTGCGGGGGCTTACACCACTTATGTTTCCTATTTGGCGGCAGGTTCTGCATTAATTACGTTACGTAACTTAACTGCTTCAACTTCATACTCTGAAGCGGTTGTTATTAATTACGCAATTATTCATAGCGCATCGTAATAAACAAGGGGGCTAAACACCCCCTCACTAACAAAGGTAACACATGGCAATTATCTATTTAAGACATCCCCAACACGGCTCAAAAGTCGCGTCGATGGAAGCCGAAGTAGAGCATGATTATAAGCATGGTTGGGAAGAATATAACCCAAATGAGCAAGAAGAAGATGTTGAAGAAACACCCGTAGTAGAAAATGCTTTAGCACCAAGAAGCCGACGCAAAACAGTTTAACAAAGGATGAGAGATGGCAACTGCTAATGAGCAAATAAATGGTGCCTTACGTTTACTAGGCGTATTAGCTGAAGGCGAAACACCCTCTGCTGCAACATCTCAAGACGCATTGACCGCACTAAACCAGATGATCGACTCGTGGAATACCGAACGATTGATGATTTACAACACGCTTGACCAAGTATTCTCATGGCTACCAAACGTAAGGACACAAACACTTGGGCCTTCTGGTACGCTTGTTGGCGTGCGCCCTGTGGCAATTGATGACGCAACTTACTTTCGTGACCCAGCGAATAACATCTCATACGGCATCAAATTAATTAACCAACAGCAGTATGACGGTATTGCTGTCAAAACAGTAACTTCTACCTATCCACAAGTGATGTGGGTCAATATGGAGTTTCCGAACATTACTATGACGGTCTATCCGGTGCCAACCAAGGTATTGGAGTGGCACATTATTTCGGTGGATGAGATTACACAAGCTGCAACTTTGGCAACAGATCTTTATTTCCCACCCGGCTATTTAAGAGCGTTTCGATATAATTTAGCGTGCGAAATTGCACCTGAGTTTGGCGTTGAGCCACCGCCAACTGTTGCACGAATTGCAATGGCATCAAAAAGAGATTTAAAACGTCAGAATAACCCTGGCGATATTATGGCGTTGCCATACAGTATTGTTGGAACTAGACAGCGGTTCAATATTTTCGCTGGCAATTACTAAGGACATTAAATGGCTGACATCGCAATTACCGCACTACCTGTTGCAACTTACGCAGACGTAAATGATGTATTTTGTATTGTTCAAGGTGGTATCACCAAACAATTAGTTAATTCTTTATTGTTTAATAACGTAAGTTTAACTACCCCTACCTTAATTAACGCTACATTAGGTACACCTTCTAGCGGTAATCTTAGCAATTGTACTGGTAGCCCTGTGTTGGTCGCCCCTGCGCTAGGCACGCCTATCAGCGGTGTGCTTACTAACTGTACCGGTAGTCCTACTCTGACAGCACCAGTATTAGGTAATGCTACGGCAACATCCATCAGTTCTACCGGCAACATGGTCATCTCTGCCACAGGCAAGATAGGCTACACCACAGGCTCTGGCGGCGTGGTTACGCAGGCGACTAGCAAAACAACGGCGGTTACTTTAAACAAAACCAATGGCCAGATTACTTTAAACGCTGCTGCGTTGGGGGCTGATACAACCATTACCTTTGCGCTTAACAACACGCTAATCGAAGCAAATGATGTGCTAGTGCTTAACCATATCTCTGGTGGTACGCTAGGGTCGTATTTACTAAACGCATCTTGTAGCGCTAGTGTAGCGAACATCTATGTACGCAACATCACCGCTGCATCGCTATCCGAAGCGATTGTTCTTTCCTACGCAGTTATTAAAGCTGTTATTGCGTAATGAAAACACCAATACTAGGCCAATCTTATGTTGCTCGGTCGATTAATGCGTCGGATAACCGCATGGTTAACTTGTTCCCCGAAGCGACACCACCGGGCAGTAAAGACACCGGCTTTCTAAATAGAGCGCCTGGGCTTAGAAAACTATTATCTGTTGGTACTGGTCCCATCCGTGCAGTTTGGCAAGATAGATCAAGCGATAACTACGCTTACATTGTGTCGGGTAATGAGTTCTACCGAATTGATAATAACTACAACGTACGGTTATTTGGGTCAATCACCGGTACAGCTACCACACCGATTGTTATTTCTGATAACGGCTATCAACTATTCTTAGCGTGTAATCCTAACGGCTACATTTACAACAAAACCACCAATGCGTTTCAACAGATTGTTGATGTTGACTTTGAAGGCGCGGTAACGGTAGCGTATGTTGATGGCTACTTTGTGTTTAACCAACCCGATTCACAGTCTATTTGGGTAACAGACTTACTCAACGGCTTATCGGTTGACCCCTTAAACTTTGCAAGTGCAGAGAGTTCACCAGACAACGTGGTAGCGATTGCAGTCAACAATCGTGAGATTTGGGTGTTCGGTACGAACTCAACTGAGGTATGGTACGATGCAGCGTTGCCAGGCTTCCCTTTAGCCCCCATCCAAGGCGCAAATAATGAAGTCGGATGCGTTGCTAAGTATTCGGTTGCTAAACTTGACAATAGCCTGTTTTGGCTCGGTCAAGACGCACGTGGCTTTGGTATGGTCTATCGTAACCAAGGCTACACGGCAATACGCATATCCACCCATGCCATCGAGTACGCCATCCAAAGTTATGACGTGGTGGCTGACGCCATAGCGTACACGTATCAGCAAGAAGGTCATTCTTTCTATGTACTAACCTTCCCAACTGCCGGTACGACATGGGTATATGACGTGGCTACGCAGA